CTAGTAGGCCAGGCAGCAGGTGTGATGTTCTTTAGAAGTAACAACTTACCAGACGCATCTTAAGGAATAGGGGAAGATCATGGCATTTATAGTTGATGGCGGTGGCAATGTTTTATCATTTGCTGAATATACCGATGTGCTACAAAAAGACCAACGTTTGTTAGAAGCAAATGAATTAGCAATTCCAGCAGAGTCAGGCTTTGCTGATGTTAGTGATTTTGTGGAAGACATGTTGGAAAAAAGCACCAACAGAATTCTGTTGAAAATGAAGGCATCAACTTGGTGGCAATCTTACAATGCTTATGTGGGCAACACTATTAACGATCTAAGTAATCTGCCTAATGTAAATCCGAATCTTATTGATCCGGGTAATAAGTTAGGCAGAAGACAGCAGTTCACTGATATGTGTGTCTACTACTGTTTCAAAGAGTATCTACTTCCACTTATTGCAGACTTCTCTACTGAGGATTCTCCAGAAGTGCAAAAAATCAAATACTATGAAGTCAAGTTCAATGACATTTATCATGAATTGATTCAAATGGCTGATTGGTATGATTATGATGCAGACGGAACAGTGCAAGCAGACGAGAAAGCAATCAGTTATTCGACTGCTAATCGTAGAACTAGACGTAGAAGAACTATTGTGAGCGTTAGATAATGAGTAAAAGAACTGATTTAATCAGCCAAATTACTACTAATATTGCAAGTTATACTGCGTTTAAGGTCAGCAGTGAATTGCCTTTTGAAAGTGGTGAGACACCTCTGTATGAGAAAAATATGAAGACTGTTTATATCGGTCAAGAAGATTTGGATGTTACAGAGTATGCTCCTACTTTCAGTGAGGATATTATGCAAACAGAAACAACTGTTAACGCATATTTGACTACAGATGCTAAGAATCAACCCAGTGATATAGATTCAGTTGTGGCCGGTATACTAGCGGCTAGAACAGGCGTTACAAACGTATTTGAACAAAGTTCGCAAGTAGAAACAGAAATAACAGATGATTATATCACATACACTTTTGAATTTAATTTTACTAACCTTTAAAGGAGAAAACAAATGGCAGTAATTAATACATCAGCAGGTAACGAAGCCGTATTAAAATTATACGACATCGTTGGTGATGGTAACACCACTATTATTGACGCCAATGTTCTATCTATTCCTTTTATGCAAGACGTTACAGTTAACAATGCAACTGGTACATTCAGATATAAAACACTTGACAGTGGATCTGAATCAGTTGTAACTACACCAGCAACTAACCAATTATCATTGAATGCAATCGTTGATGACGATGTGTTCTTTGGTGCGGCAGGTACTGGCGTTGTTGTTACAGATGGCTTATTCGGAACAAGTGGAAATAAAACCGAGATTGGTTTTAGAATCTACTTTGATGGAACTGACAGCGGTTCAAAATACCTCGAAGGAACAGGATTTATCAGTGGTCTAGCACCAACTGTAAACCCAGACGCTCCTCTATGGGTCACTCCAGTCACTATTGAAGTGAACGGTGACTTTACTGAGGCCGCAGTAACACCTTAATTAGGTATTACCACAAGATCTACAGCAGGGTTCGCCCTGCTGTATTTTTAAGGAGATTTTATGAAACGTACATCATTAAACAGATATTACAAATGGTGTGAGACTGCAAAAAGCAGTGACAAATTTATTTGGGAAGGTGTTCCATATTCTCGTAAAGAAATGGATAAAATTATCAAAGGTGATAGTGCGCCTGAAGTAAAACCAGCACCAAAACCAGAACCAATTGTTGAAGAAACAATAAATATAGATATAGAGACAGACAATGAAGATATGGGAGAATCACTCGACGGAGGAGATCCTGAAGAGTATTGAGCAAGAAATTGCCAAAGCACAAAATGAAATAAATTGTGCTAATAGAGATATAGAAAAAGCAAAAAAACGAATTGCATTCTCACTAACTGCAATTCATAACCTTAAGAAAAAAGATTTATAGTAAAGGAGATATACAGTGAACATTACAGAATTAGCAAAAGAACCCTCATTAGTTAAAATTACCCTAGACGACGAATTCGTTACTGAAAAATACGGTGACGCAATCGAATTTTGGGTATGGGATCGCCAGCCAATTGACAAGTATGTGCAAATGGCACAAGGCAATCAAGATGTGGGACAAGTGATGACAGTGGCCAAAGAAATGATATTAGATGAAAATGGCAAACCTGTTATCAATGGCAAAGTAACATTGCCAGGTGACGTTGCATTTAGAGCACTTACAAAGGTGATTGAAACCCTGGGAAAGTAAACGATCTTGCCTTTAGTGAAAAAGATCCTGTTCTAAACAGCGTTATACTTGTAGAAGCAATGGCTGAGCGTTATAAGATGTTGCCTAGTCAAATATTGAGAGAGGCAACCACAATAGATTTAATCTATTTTGACACAGCAATCAGTTATTACAACTACAAAAACAGCAAAGACAAAGGTAAGATACCTAAAAACAGTGTGAGTCAAGAAGATTTACAACGTAGAATGGAACAGGTTAAGAAGCAATGAGAATAGACACCAGCGAATTTGACAAGTTAATGAAAGAACTAGAAAAAGTTCCCAGTGAAAGTGTCAAACAAGCAGGTGGTTATTTCAAAGGCATTACTCCTAAAAGAACAGGTAATGCTCGTAACAAAACAGTAACAAATGAAAGAAAGAGTAGGATAGAAGCCAATTATCCATATGCAGGTAGGCTGGATGAGGGCTACAGTAAACAAGCACCAAAAGGTATGAGTGATCCTACAATTGATTATTTAGAAAACATAATCAATGATAAGGTTGGGAGACTATAGTGGCTAAAAGTATAAAGGTTGTACTAGAGCTAGACGATCGTAAATTTAAACAGGGCATGAAGAATGCCGATAGCTCTGTAAATAAATTTGAACAAAGTTCTAAAAGTGCTGGACTAGGTATTGGCTCGTTAGCGGCAGGCTTAGCCGCCGCAGGCACAGCCGCATTGGGTTTAGCAAGTGCTGTTAACGCCGCTAGAAGTGTTGAAGACTTAGGTATCACATTAGAAACACTGTATGGTGATGCTGAACAAGCCGCATTGGCATTGGAAATGGTCAAGAATGAAGCGGCCAGATTGCCTATTGCACTAAACGATATACAAAGTGGTGTACCAGCATTAGCACTTGTAGAAGAAAAGATGGGTGGCTTGGACAAAGCAATCCAGTTCACAGCAGGTGTAGCAAGTTCATTTGGCATGAGCTTCCAAGAAGCCGCAACCAACGTTCAGCGTTCATTAAGTGCTGGTATTGGTGCCGCTGACTTATTCAGAGACAAAGGTGTTAAAGCATTCTTAGGATTCCAAGAAGGTGCTGAATACACTGCTGAACAAACAGAGGAAATGTTCTTAGCGGCATTTGACAAAGTAACAGCCGCAAACGAAAAAGCCGCAGAGTCAATGACTGGACAAATGAGTATGGTAGGTGATGCTGTATTCCAAGTTCAAGAAGCATTGGGTGCCGCATTTAGTGAAAGCCTCAAAGAAGTACTCAAAGATTTCAACGCCGCATTCGCAGAAAACAAAGACAGAATATTAGAAGTAGCAAGTGCAATTGGTAGTGCATTGGGTGATGCATTGTCATTCTTAGTGGATAATATGAATATTATTATTCCTTTAATTACAGCATTTGCCGCAGGATGGGCCGCAATCAAATTTGTTGCTATTGCACAAGGTATAATGGCAGTTAGAACAGCAGTGTTGGCAATGAACACTGCAATACTGGCAAATCCAATTGGTGCAGTGGCAGCCGCTATTGCCGCAGCCGCAGTTCTTATTATTACATATTGGGATGACATCAAAGCCGCAGGCGTTAGTGCATATCAAAACATTGAATTAGGTTGGACCAAGTTGTCATTATGGTTCTTGGAAGTGTTATCACCTATATTGGGTGGTATCAGAGACATGTTCCTTTCAATTGGGGACACAGCACAAGCAACATGGGCAGGTATCAAAGCCGCCGCAACTGATGTGCTTAATCCTGTTGAAGCATTTAACGCCGCATTTGACGAAACCATACTGGCATTGCAAGAAGGCAGAGGTGAAAGTGAAGTATTTGGCGGTAAAATAGAAGAATTAAAAGGTAAAATTGCTGATCTCGAAACACAAATGGAGAGTAGCACTGAAACAACCACTGATAACACAGAATCTACACTGGCCAATGCTGAAGCAACAGATGAATTGGCAGACAGCACTGCAAATTTAGCAGAAGAAACCGCTGGTGCTGTTGATCAATGGACACAATTGGCAGAACGTGAAGAAGAAGCCACCGAACAAATCAAAGCAGTAACAGATGCTTATGCAGATTACATTGATGAATTACGTGAAGATGTAAGACTTGCTGGTCTTAGCAACGAAGAACGTGAATTACAAATTGAATTAGCCAAAGCATACGAGGCTGCCGCAAAAGAATTA